AATCAAGATTGTATGAAATTTACTATTATTGAATATGTTCCAAGTAATTTGGGTATAGGAGCACAAGACACAACTCTTAGAACAAGTGCCAGTAAGAATAAAGATCAAAAGATATTAACAACAATCACTTTACCAATGCCCAGTGGAGGAATAACGGATAGAAATTCTGTAGATTGGCAAAATGATAGTCTTGATCCGATCCAAGGGGGGTTTGCAGATGCTGCAATGAAAATGATTGTTGGAGGGGCAGATGCTGGTGCAAACTCCTTTAAACAGCAATTAGAAGCAGCTACTGCAAAAGAGGGAAAAAGTGCTCTTACAGCACTGATTGCGATAAAGGCATCAGAAAAAGCAGTGGGTGCTAATAATCTTCTTGGAAGAGTGGCAGGATTAGCAATTAATCCAAATTTGGAACTTCTTTTTAATGGACCACAACTCAGAGATTTTTCGTTTAGTTTTAAAATGACTCCGAGATCAAAACTAGAAGCAATAAGAGTAAGGTCCATTATAAGAACTTTTAAACAAGCAATGTCGGTAAAAAGAAGTGAATCTGTTCTTCTTCTAAAAGCACCACATACTTTTAGAATTAGTTATTTAACATCAACAAAAGATCATCCATATCTAAATCGTTTTAAAGAATGTGCTCTTACCGGTTGTAGTGTAAACTATACTCCTGATGGTCAATATATGAGTTATGACGATTCCGATCCCGATGGAAGATCTATGACCGCATATGAACTCACACTCAGTTTTAATGAACTTGAACCAATCTTTGATGATGATTATGAAAATATGGAAGGTGCTGTAGGATCATTTAATCATATAGGTTACTAAAATGGCATCTTATTTCCGTCAGGTTCCTAACTTTGAATATGTAAGTCGGATTGCAGAATCCAAGAATATATCAGATTATATACAAGTCAAAAATTTCTTTAAAAAAGGAAGTCTTCGTCCTGATATTTTTCAGGAACTTGCATTTTTTGAGAAGTATCAAATACAAGGAAATGATCGTCCGGATAATGTTGCAGAAGATTTTTATGGTGAGTCAACTCTTGATTGGGTGATTTTACTATCAAACAATATCGTTAATATTCAATCAGAATGGCCTCTTCTACAAGATGATTTAGATCGTTATTTGGTTGAAAAATATGGTGATTATGATGTTCTTTATAATGGTATTCATCATTATGAAACTTCAGAAATTAAAAACAGTCAGGGAGTTACGATTGTTCCTTCAGGTTTTGAAGTAAGTTCTCCATATTCAGTAAGTTATTATGATTACTTTATAGATTCTCAGGTAGAAACTGGTAATATTGCAACTCCAATCACAAACTATGATTATGAGATTAAATTAGAAGATGCAAAGAGAAATATTTACTTACTCAAACCAACATACTTAAATATTGTGGTTAATGATATGGATAATATTATGCCATACAAAAAAGGGTCTTCACAATATATTCGTGAAGACCTTAAACGTGGAGATAATATCAGAATTTACAGTTGATTTTTATTCTGCTAATTTTTGAAAATATGAGAGGGCATCATCTTCGTCTTCACTTGAGGAATCCAAAGAATTGAATGTTTCTTTGATTTCATTAGGTTGAGATTCACGATGAGAACTCTTGAAATCTGGAGTATATGATCCACGATCATTATCCTCGTCTTCAACTTCCTCATCCATACGACGATTTGTTGGTTTCTGTCCCAATACCATTTTCAGACGTTTTTCAAGTTCTTCATAGGACTTGAATTGATCTGGTGCGGTGACTGCTGCCAGAGAATACTCTTTCTTCCAGAGTGCTTCCATCGCATCATCATCACTCAATAAAGGTTCAGATGGTCCGAACTCAGACTTATCATAATTCCAATAACCATCCTTCTTGACGATCTTCAGTTTGAAGTTTGCTCCTTGCCATAGATCAAAAGGATTGATTGGTGATTCGTCCTCAAATTCTGGTTGCATTGCTTCCATAATCTTATCAAAGATTTTCTTTCCATACTTAAACAGAAATACTTTACCTTCATTCTGAGGATTTGTGGGATCCTTTACGACATATATGTTAGAGTAATATGACAACTTACGTTTTTGCTTACGAACAGTTTCCTTATTTGATTCGGTTCCTGTATTCCACAGATCTCGGTTGTGTTCTCCGAGAGGATCTTTACCACCAATAGTCGTCAGTGAGTTTTCAATATACCATCCACCAGGTCCTTGAAATGCGTGTGAATACATCTTTGCCCAGGGAAGTTCTTCACCATCAGGGGCAGGTAGAAAACGAATCACTGCGAAACCATTACCAGTTTTATCAACTTCGGGTTTCCAGAGACGTTCATCGGCACCACTCGAAGTGGAACTCATTTTTTCAACTTCTTTGACTAGTTTAGAAGTCAAAGAACCAAGTTTAGATTGCTTTTTTAGATTTTCAAATGACATTTGATTTTCCTCGTATTTGTGAGATTTGGCTTTTGTGACTTTGCTTAGGGATCATCCAGCCCAATATATTCTACAGGTCAGAACCAGTTCTGTCAATCTGATCTTTCATTTTATCAAGCATTTTTGCAAGATTTCCAAAAATCACATTCATATCTACACCAGAAGGAAGTCCCATTGCCGATGCGGATTCAGAAATCCGTGATTTCATTTCCTTTGCCTCTGGGGCATCAGATAAACTTAGACGAGTATAGATTGTTCTTTGCTTATCTAAAAGTTTTTCAAGAAGATTTACGTGAGATATTTTTTCATCACGATCCATCAGATGAAACTTAAAGACATTATTATAAACACTTTGTTGAAGTTCTGCAATTTCTGCCATTTCAGAACGAACAATATCAGATTTAAAAAAATTCATTTTCCTCCAAAAACAATATCTTTCAAAATTTTCTTATAATGAGATACATCTATATGTAGGAATGGAGAGTATTTTTTGATTCTCCGACTCACAGTTTCCCATACAGGATCTTTAAGTTTCTTATCAAAGTCATTCCCGTACAGGAATATTTTATCATAGATTACCATAGTTTCAAGGCTTATTTTCCCGCTCAGGAACTTTTTGAGAAGAGGTGGATGCCCTTTGGAGCACTCAAATACTTTCTTAAAATTATACTCGGCAAATAAACTTTCACATTCTTCTTTGAAAAGGTATGAAAGTGACTGAATTTTTCTTTGCCATTCCTTGTAATTTTGATCTCCTGTTTTTATGATCTCACCGATCCATAAGGATTCAGAGTCATTACAAGAAACAAAATTTGATATAAAAAAATCTTCAATTTCTTTATCTGTTCTTTGTCTGGATATCTTTTCAAACCAAAAACGATCACGTCTCTTATAAAAGGACTCTAGTGATGCTCTGGTCTTTTTACAATATTTGTAATAATCATAAGAATCTTTTGTAAAATGATTTTTGAGTGCCAGATAAGTTTTATAGCAATCAAAGGGAGTCATTTTCAAAAAAAGTAATAGGGGCAATTTTTTGCCGGGAAATTTTTACCCCCCAAAATAGAATTAAAATACTAATTTAGCACGGGAAGTCTTTTTAAGAAAATTAAGTTCCGTTGCCTCATACTTAATTTTTTCTTTCAGTGGTTTTGAAATGAGTTTAGGTATCGACTCAACATCGAGACTATTTTTTTCACAAAAGTATACAATTGCATCAATATAATTCATATCTCCGTGAGTCAGAACAAGATCTTCAATCTCTTGTGCGAACTTATTTGGACAATAGAATTTATTTTCGAGTACCTTTTCTAATTCATTCTCCATTCTTTGCCCCAGTATTGTGATGTACAAATTCTTTGATGTAACGAACTAATAACTTAATATAGTCCCCTTTGTTTCTTTTGTCAAATACCTTCACTTCTCCACCAGGAGTGACCATAATGGTAATTAATTTAACAGGGGCAATTTCAGTAAGTTCAAAGTATGCGGAGGCATAAAACATTTCCTGAACAAAATAGTTTTCAAGCCATTCTTCCGGTTTAATCTTTTCGGAAGTCTTAAAGTCTATAACGGCAAGTTCTCCATCATATTCTCCAATACAATCGACTCTTCCGGCAAGTCCAAGATATTCAGAGTAAAGAGTTCTTTCAATCGCATGAATATTATTTATCTTATCAAGTTCTGGTTTGGCATGATAGAACATAAACTTTGAGAGAGGTTGATAATTGTCCCAGTTCAGTTCCTTATTTTCCAAATAGTCCTGACAGACCTGGTGAAAATCAGTTCCTCGTGCGGTTGCTCTTTTTGTAATCCGATTTGCTTCTTCGAGTCCTATACGTTTTCTCCACTTAACAAAAATCTCACGATTGTAAAAAGAAGTCACAGAAGTAATCGATGGTACCCACTGACCATCAGGAAGATGATACAGACGAATACCATTTGTTTCTTTCTTTTCTAGTTCAAGATCACCTAAAAAATTATGATGAATAAATGTCATACTTTAACTTCCATTTTTGCAAGAATATACTCTTTAACTAAACCAGAACGAACAATATCTTCAACATTAAATTCAACGATATCTACCGAGGGCATTATTCTCAAAATTTTCATAAAATCTACAATACCATTCTTTTCATTTGTGCGAATCAAATCAGATTGTGTTGCATCTCCACAAAAAATAATTTTTGAATTTTCACCAATACGAGTAATAATAGAATCTAATTCGTGAAAATTTAAATTTTGAAATTCATCAACAATAATAATCGAATTGTCAAGAGTTGTACCACGAATAAAGGATGTGCTCCAAAAACTAATCGTTCCTTGAGTTTTTAGATTTCCATAGAGCATTTCAAAATCAGACTCTGATGGCATTTGAAACATATACTTTACCATATTCTTATATGGAATTTGATAAAGTGATGACTTGTCTTCGTGATCTCCGGGAAGAAATCCAATTTCACGAGTAGCAACAAGAGATCTTACAATATAAATTTTTTCATAAGGACTACGTTCATTTAGAACATCCTTGAGAGCATTATAAAGTGCGATGAATGTTTTACCAGTTCCGGCACATCCATATCCAACAATATTTTGATTCAATTCATATGACTTGAAAAATTTTTCTTGATTCTTGGTGAGAGGTTCAATCTCTCTCATCAATTCACTATTAATCGGTTTTTTACGTTTCATTTGTCGATTACCCATTCCAAAAGGAACCGGAGATGCAGGTTGACTTCTTTTTCTTGTCATTCTTTTTTTAGATTGGTTTTACTTTAGACCCAGGAGCCTTTGATGCACGATCTAAAACTTCATTCCATCCAGGTTTTTTCTTCACAAGTGTATCCATCCATTCACCAAGTTCTACACCAGAAGCACACCCTTCTGACCAATCTCTTTGCCACTCTGGATGATTTTTATACCATTCAGTGATATCATGAACGCTCATTTCAATCACCTTTTTTTCACCAGTCTCTTTATTTACAATTGGATAAGTTGCCATTTGTTACAAATAATATACAGAGGTATTTATTCTAATGTAATTGCGCTTTGATAATTGCAGGGGTCACAATTATCACGAGTCCAGTTAAGAGCAGAAGAGATTGTTGGAAATTCGCAAGTAAAGACACAACGAATTGCCTCTGCGATTTCCTTGTGCTCTGCCTGGGTTCCGTGAGCACTACGAAGGTCGATGTAATGTATCCAAGACCTTATACTCCCACTCATATAAAGACGTGTCTGGGTTGCCTGTGGGAGCACAAAACGGGCACATTCCTTTGCGACACCGGCATCCAACATTCCTTGATAGAGTAAAATTGCTTCCTTGAAATGGTCTTCAATTCGGGTCTGAAAATAAATGCTCAAATCTGCAGGTAAGTCATCGGTTGAGTTCTGACGATTCTTTGTATCCTGCCTACGCAATTCAGGCACAGGAATTTCTAATTGTAGTTCTGTACTGTCGGCATATCTCTGTGAGAACTGCTGAAAGGTGAAACTACGATGACGAAGAATTTGTGTTGCAATCGCAAGTGAAGTATTGATTTCTACTGTTAGAAATGCGTGTTCAAAAATACTCCAGTGTTGATTTTGAATACAATACTTTAACAATCCTTCAGAAGAATTGTTGAATTGATTTTTTGGATTACTGACACGAGCACAATATGCAATATGTCTTTCTGCATTTGGAGTTACAGAAACTAATTTAACTGTCGGGGTTTTCATAATTACCAAATCCTTTTTGCTTTTTGTTATATTTTTTACGGGCAAGTGAAAGCATCGCATTATCAAGTGCCTTTTTCATATAGATAATCTCTTCTTCACTATAAAGACTTGGATTATCCAGTGCCTCTTTTACTAGACGAATAGTTTCTTTATATCTCATTAGTCGTCATCATCCTCAAAAACCTCATCGTAATCATCTATGTCTCCAATACGTGGAGCAACTGCTTCATATGCATAAGATTCTGGACTTGAATATACTTCTGCCTTTAGGGAATCAACTAGAAGTTCCAGATTTTTAATAATGATTTTAAGTTTATCTTGATTCATAGGTTTTCATCTGTAGCAAAGATATTATAGAAGAAAACATAGAAAATGTCAAGTTCAATATTTAATGATTTCAAAGACACCATCTTTTTCTACAAGTGCAGAGCAAGTATCTGTCCAATCTCCGGCACACATATAAGTCGTTCCCTGATACTCACGAATATTTGCGTGATGAATATGTCCGGCAATCACACCATCATATTCTCCAATTTTTCTTACGTGATGTATCAAATCCATTTCATACTTATCAATAAACTTTTTACCTCTTGGAATTGATTTGAGAAAATTAATCAAAGAAAAACCAAAAGTCTTGTTTAGAAAAATATTCAGAGGTGTGATTGTTTCATATCCCCAGTTCATAAAATATTGCTTCCAGGAACCAGATGAGAACTCAGAATAAAAATCACCATGAATACATAAAAACTTTCTGTTTTCTGTGCTGTGATGAATATAAGAATCACAGATGATAAGATTTTGATGTAAATAAGAAGAACTGGTATTTACATATTTTCTTGCGACTGCATCGTGATTACCAAGAATATAAACAACTTCTGTTCCTTTTCTGGACAATTCTAGAATTTTTTCAACTGCTTTTGTATGTTGAGTTTTCCATAGAGTATTATATTTTTCCATACAATATATGTCTATAATATCTCCGACCATTACAAGTTTTTTTGTATCAAGTTGATTTAGAAACTTGATAAACTTATCAATATTACATCGGTCGGTTCCTAAATGAACATCTGAGATGAAGACGGTATCGTGAGTCATCGTTCTATGTAAGAAAGTGTATGGTTTGTTGAGTGAAGTTGTGAGATAATCATATCACAACCCAATTTTGGATCGGAATCTCCACAAGTATAAACATCTACTGCTGCTTTTCCTTCTTCTGGCCATGTATGAATGCTAATATGACTTTCTGAAAGTAGGCATATTACAGTTGCTCCTTGCGGATCAAATTTTTTAAAAACTGTTTGAAGAACTGTTGCACCACTTATAACTGCTGCTTCTTCGAGTAACCTTACAAGATAATGCTCGTCATTCAAAAGAACAAACGAGCATCCATACAGATTAAGTAAGTAGTGCTTTCCCATTAGTCTACCGGATCTTCTTGTGCTTCTTTAATCAATGAACTCACATATGCCTCGGTTCCGTCCATTGTTTTCACAGCAAAAAGAGGAGACTTCATATATTTCTTAACTTTTTTATATTTTTTCAAGAGTTTTGATACTTCATCATCATCAAGAATTACTTTTGCTTTATTGTTTTCAAATCCCGCAGTCATCTTTTTTTCTTCTTCTCTGGTGTTTTATATCCCCACGACCTGGGACTTACTGTTCCATATCCATATTTAATCTTTTGAAGTGCTCCTGGACCATATTTATCATAATACATATCAAAAATATTTACTTGTTTACTCGCACGGCAGAGATCAAGATATTCTTTACCTTCGGACACAGACCAAACCAAATATGCATCAAGAGGAAAAGTTTTATCTTTTGTATCTTCCAGTTTTGTTTTTTCGAGTAATATATCACACCCATACTGAGAAGGTAGAATTTCGGATTGTTTTGAATCTGATTCCATTTTACCCTTCTTAATAGTGTTTTTGTTCACAATACCTTGACTCATCAAGAACGTCCTCCCCATACAATATCAGGATATGCCTCTTTTACATTTTCGAGACTAACCTTATATTTTGTCTGAAGTTTTTTATCCTTTACAAGACATAGAACTTCAGATTCTTTGGAGTGTAGACCTTGGAGCATATTGATAAACATCATCTCTCTACGAGTTGTAGAAAGATTATGATTACCACCCTTTACAAAATGATAAAGATTTTGATATTCCCTTCTTAATGAAGTTCTTCCTCTTCCCTCAAGATCCTGCATTGTGGCAGCTTCACCACCATTTGCCTCACGAATCAAGTTATCAGAAAGATTACCGGAATAAACATTCTGATCCTTTAGATCACCATAAGGAACATCTCCTTCGGGAAGAAGAGATATTACAGTTTCATCAAAGTTCCAAATCAAAATGGTCTTTAATGAATCATGTTCATAGGTCTTGAGAACCTCAATTTTCTTTGCGTTTGACCTTTGTTTAGATGCTAAATCTAAAATCTCAAAGATAAATGGGTTGGGAGGAAGAGTTTCAATTGGTTTTTCACTCGTCGTTGTCTTCTTCTTCGTCGTCATCGTACTCGTCATAATTGTTTTCAAATCTTACAGATACTACTTCATCGGGAATTATTTGTCCATTTTCATCAAAAAACTCTGGGTGTAAATACGGAGTTCTTGTTTCGAGAGCATGTCTATATGCCAACCATCCTATAACTCCACCAACCATAAAAAATAACAGAGTGAGCATTGAAAAAAATGCGGTTACATATGCTGGTTCCATTTTCCTTCTCCAGAGAGTTTATTGTTTTCTTATATTAAAGTGAAATTCAATAAAGAAATCAAACTCTCTCTGAAAGAGTGTAATCATTTTTCCAAACTTCACTTGAAAAGTTTTTGGTGCTAATGATTCTCTCCTCCTATTTCGAAGTAAAAGTTCAACACCCCGATTGATTTGGTGTTCATTTTTATTTATATCTACATCATCATGGTCCATCAAATTATTTTTTGTTCTCTTAAATATTGAATCGTATCAGAACATCCTCCAATATGTTGTTCATCACAAATCACTTGAGGAAAAGTTGAACCCTCTCCAAACTCTGCATAAAATTGAGTTCTATCAAAGTCTTGACCAAGATTATAAACTACATATTTGAGTTCAGAAAGTTGAAATACTTGTTGAATTTTGCTGCAATATGGACAACCATCTTTTGAATAAATTGTGAAAGTCATAAGATAAGTAAAATTGGTATAATAATTGATAGATGTGCAATGATGAAACCTCCAAAAAATGCTTGAAGATTGATACTTTCAGGTTTCATTAAGTTGCATTATTTCTTCTGGACCCATACGTATATAGATTTGAGTTTGTTTTAGGTTTCATCCAATTGATTATAGCATCGTATCGTTCTTCTGTAAAGAAGTCCTGATTATAATACCACTCCTCCCAGTCGGTATGAGATTTTGAGTTATTACAAAACCTACAACAGCACACTACATTTGTAAGAAAATCACTTCCACCTTTACATTGTGGAATGATATGATCGATTGTAAGATTTTCTGTGTTTCCACAGTATGCACATTTATGATTCCATTTGTCTTTGATTGATTGTCTCCACATTCGTTTTGCATCTGCCGAAGAAGTTGTTTGTAAATGAAACAAATACTCTTTAGAAGAATCGTAGAGGTGCATACAAAGAAGCATCTACGAGTATTTATGTTTATATTGGGGGAGCATAACAAAGAGAGGAGTTGGAGGATTATGAGAAGAATCATAAATATAAATAAAATTCTTATGAGAACTTATAAAGAATTTATAACAATAGTTGAAAAATTTAAACCATTTCCAGAAGATAGTGTAAGTAGGAAAATTGAAAGAAAAAAGAAAAGTGGTTCTAATGAAGATGCTCATAAGATGAAGGTTGCTAAAAATTTTATGACTAAATCAAGTAATAGTAATAATGCAAAAAGGTCAGTAGATACTATTAAAAAGAATTTATATGCAACTGTTCATAAAGGAAACCCAGAAGGTATCAATGCTAAAAATGTGGATGTTGTTAGTAGACTTGTAAAAGGGCACACTAAAAAGTCTGAATTAAAAGATTTAGACCAACAGTCGGATTTTAATAAAAAAAATAAAGAAACTAAAAAAAACCTTAATAAAATATATCAAAGAAATGAAAATACCTGAAAAAACAAAATTATTAGAATTGTGGTCTTATGGTATTGAAAGTTTTATATCAAATCTTCAAGATTACTTGAAAACTGATAGTAAAACTTCGGAATTAAAATTTTATATTGGATTTAGACTTTCAGAAATTTCTAGTATCATATCTAATTATAATGGAGACAAAAAATTATTCTTAATGCGATTAAAGAGAAATAAGAAGC